TCAAGCAAACGAATTTAATCCAATCTTGTTGGATTGGCAAGTACATCCAGAACGTGACCAGGCATGGCGTGACCGTCAAACAGAAATTCTTGGTGAAATGCAGGCAGCACAAGAACATGATGCCTCGTTTATATTCTCAGGTAATACAGTTGTCCCACCAGAAATTATTGAATTCTACAAATCCACGTTTGTGAAAGAACCTATTAGTAAGGGTGGGTTTGATGGAAACTTATGGATATGGGAGTACCCACAATCCGGGAAATCCTATATTGTTTCGGCTGACGTATCTCGTGGAGATGGTGAGGACTATTCCGCATTTCATGTGATTGATGTAGAAACGTCAACCCAAGTGGCAGAATATAAAGGAAAGGTAGAAACCAAACAGTTTGGTAATATGTTGGTGTCCATCGCAACAGAATACAATGATGCACTACTCATCCCAGAAAATAGTAGTATAGGATGGAACGCAATACAACAAGTTATAGACCGAGGATATAAAAATCTCTTTTATATGTCCAAAGATTTACAATATGTGGATGTCGAGCATCAAATGACCGGAAAGTATTATCGTGAAGAACGAAATATGGTACCTGGGTTCACCACCTCGCAAAGAACTCGTCCGTTGGTTATCGCACGATTAAAAGAATATATGTTAGAAAATAGTTTTACTATTCGGTCATCTCGTATGTGCGCCGAATTAGATACTTTTATTTGGAAGAACGGTAGACCAGAAGCATTATCTGGTTATAACGATGACTTGACGATGGCATTGTGTATAGGTCTATGGGTACGGGACACAGCCCTCAGGTTGCGCCAGGAGGGTATAGAACTGACGAAGTTAACATTGGACAAGACAAGGTATAGTGTAGAAGGTATGGTGTACACAAATAAGCATGTTACACACAATCCATATGAAATGGAAATTGGTGGTAAGAAGGAAAATATATCGTGGTTACTAGGATAATACACTATTTATAATGTAGTGTTTTTATTGGATTTAACTATGATTAAACTAGTTGATATTTTACTAACTGAAAAATGGACAAAGAAGTATAAAAAGTCCATAAATTGTAGTAACCCCAAAGGTTTCAGTCAAAAAGCACATTGCGCAGGACGTAAAAAACGCAAACGTGGTGGTGTAACCAAATCTAAACCGGTATAAGATATGACCAAAGATGAAATTTTAGAAATCATCCGTGAAGAATTGGCAGCAGTTCTTCAAGAAATGCAAAAGCCAGAAGAAGAGGAACTCGACGAACGTACGGTTGCAAGTCGTGAACCACCACGAAAGATGACCAAGGGACAAGTTCAAGGTCGTGATAAGATTGGTAAGAAATTACTAAAAAACAAACGTTCGGTTCGTTATTTCAAAGATAAATTTGGTGACGATTGGAAGTCATACCTATATGCAACAGCTACCAACAGAGCAATAGATTCCAAAAAGAAAAAGAAGGCAAAATAACAATGAATTACAAGGATTACTATTCATATATCTTTGAGGATTGTGGTTGTTTGCAAACCGAAGGTTGTGATTGCAAACAAGATGAAGGTTATCCGTGGGGTGGATATAAAGAAACTGAAAGTGACTTTGCAGACCCACGACTACAAAAAATGGAAGAACTTTCCGCATTATTAGAAAAGTCAATTCCAACCAATCCATCAAAGTGGGCTGCAGCCAAGGCAGCTGCAAAACGTAAGTTTAAAGTCTATCCATCAGCATACGCTAACTTATGGGCAGCAAAAAAGTACAAGAGTATGGGTGGTGGATGGAGAAGTGGTAAGAAAGAAGTACATTATCCACACGTTCGTCGTGATCCAATGGGTCAAGAGGACGCAGACATCAACAATGATGGAAAGGTAGATTTAACAGATAAGTTGATGAAAGCAAAAAGAGATTTATATAAGCGGTATTTAATAGCAAAAAAGAAGGGACAAACCTCCCTATAACATTTGGAGAAGCACGATGATTAAATTAATGGGATTAGTACCTGGTATTAAAGCAATTGGTAACAAACCAGTTGGTTCGATGAACGAAGAAGAAAAGTGGATTCAACAAGCAATCAAGAAACCAGGTGCATTAAAGAAACAACTTGGTGTATCGGCAGATGAACCAATCCCAGCCGGTAAGTTAAAGGCTGCTGCCGAAAAGGGTGGTAAGCTAGGCCAACGTGCTCGTTTAGCTATGACCTTGAAGAAGCTCAAGGAAGAAACTGAACTCTCCGAAGAACAATCTGCAAAACTTGATGAATTAATCGCACAACTGGAAGCAATGGATCCAGTTGGTAAAGAAGATGGTGACATTGATAACGATGGAGATAAAGACTCTTCCGACAAGTATTTACAAGCTCGTCGTGACGCAATCGGCAAGGCAATGAAGAAGGAAGGTGCTGAAGGTGAAGATCACGAAGTTTCAATGGCAACTAAAACTCTTGACTCCATCATCCGTCACGCAACCGAATTAAAGGGTAAGCTTGGAATGGACGAAAAGGACATTCCAGCATGGATTCAAGACCATATAGCAGTGGCAGAAAATAACTTGGACCAAGCAAATACAAGTTATCACGAATACGGACAAAAGGAGCAACCAGCCTCTGACGCTGGAGCAATGTAATGGGAACCGTAGCAAAGTTTTTGTCCACACTATTCAATAGTCGTGACCAAGCACACATCTTCCACTTACAAACTTCATCATATGCCGCTCACAAGGCATTGAATGAATACTATGATGATATCGTAGATTTGGTAGATAAGTACGCAGAAACCTGCCAAGGTCGTTATGGTATTATTCGTGGATATACTCCACAAAAGCAATACTTCGAAGGTGATGAAATAGTAAAGTATTTTACTGGATTATCAACCTATATTGATAGTGTCCGTAAAGGATTGCCACAAGATGGTGACCTCAATAATATCGTAGATGAAATTTCTGGATTGGTGAATTCCACAATTTATAAGTTGAAGTTCTTAAAGTAATGAAATTACAAGATATTTTAGTTGAACTTACCGAAGATATTTTGGATGAGAAGTATAAACCAAAAGGTGAATTGGGTAAGTGGTTGAAGCAAAAATGGGTGGATATTTCCAGAAAAGACCCGAAAACTGGAAAGCATCCACCGTGTGGTGCTTCCGCTGGTAAAAAAGAGCGTAAAGGTGGGTCGGCTAAATATCCAAAATGTAGACCTGCTCGTTCCGCAGCAGCAATGAGTAAAGGTGAAAAACGTTCAGCTGTAACAAGAAAGAGAAAAGCAGGAAATCCAGGTGGAAAACCAACTATGGTTTCTACTTTTAAAAAGAAATAAAACTCTTGACATTGAGAGCAACTATGATTAGATTGACTGATATTCTATGTGAATCCTGCTGGGACGGATATAAGCAAGTTGGAATGAAGGAACTAAACGGTAAAATGGTTCCAAACTGTGTTCCAGTTAAAGAATTATATCATCGTCCAGAAAGTGATGTTACTTCGGATAGTGACTTCAAACCAGACCAAGACCACGAACGTAACCAATTTGGTTCGGAAGCAGTTGATGAATTACATGAAGGTGAGTTCTGTAATGAGTGTTTAATAGAAGTTCTTGAAGGACTACACGAAAATCAACTTGGTGAAGCAGAATACCAAGGACGTAAAGTTCCTCTTGGTAAGATTATGAGAGGGGATGTCAAGAAGTTCAAGGTATATGTTCGTGACCCAAAGAGTGGAAATATTAAGAAAGTTAGCTTTGGTCACGGTGGAACTTCGGCAAAACGCCGTGGTGAAAAGACAATGAAAATTAAAAAGAACATTCCTTCTCGCCGTAAAGCATTCCGTGCTAGACACAACTGTGATAACCCAGGTCCAAGAACGAAAGCTCGTTACTGGGCATGTCGTACTTGGTAACATATGAAAAAGAAAATTTCACGGAAACAATCCGACAAGATGTTAGATAAAATGGGTTATAAGTTTAACCCAACAGAATTCTTTTTGGGAATGAATACTGAATTGGAACATCAAGATGTGACCCACGGAAACGTGGTTAAGACTGCAAAAATTGCAGCGGCACATTTGAAAGAAAATCCAAAGTATTATTCTCTATTATTAAAGAACGTAGAGAAAAAGGTTTCGGAACAAATGGCAGGAGCAGCACCAGCGGCAGCGGCACCCGCAATGGGATTAGTTGGACCTGGTGGTGTCATTCGAGGCGCACCGAAACCAAAAGATGTTAAGAAAATGCGAAGAGCATTAGATAAGGAGAAGAAGCATGATTAAGTTAACACACTTAGTAACAGAAGCAGGTAAGGAAAATCGTATTAATTCTACACGATTAGTTGCCCTACTTGAAAAATTAATGCCCTCTTTAAAAGAGTCGCAGCAGAATGAAATTACCGAATTGGTAGCAAAGTTAATGGAAGGTATTACTGCGGTCAATGAAATGCCATACAATTATAATACAATGTCCGCATGGCATATGAAAGAACTCGTAGATGTAGTAATACCAGCACGTGCATTACACGAAAAATTAAACAGTCTATTGCAAAAACCAACTACGGGATTAGATACGGAAGCAGTTCGTCTAACGGTTATTGCATTAGACGAATTATATATCTACTAACAGTTGAGGGGTTATGGCTGACAACGGCATATTTGGCAGATTAAAGAAACTTTTTTCTTCTAACACGATAGTTCGTAATGTTGGTGGAAAAAAGTTAAGAATCGCAGACACAGACAATATTCAATCATTTATCAATAGACGCGGTATTGATAGATACCACCGCGTCTATTCGTCAATGACTGGTGGATATGGTTCTGCCCACGGACGATATGAAGCAGCCGCGGCGTTCCAAGGTTCACGGTTACAATTATTCCGTGACTACGACATGATGGATAATGACCCTATTATCGCATCGGTTATGGATATCTATGCAGACGAAAGTACTGTTAAAGACGAATTCAATCAAATAATCAGTATCCATTCAAAAAACACTCAAATACAAGAAATTCTTCACAATTTATTTTACGACATTCTCAACGTAGAATTTAATCTCTGGCCGTGGGTCAGAAATATGTGTAAGTATGGAGATTTCTTCTTATATCTCGACATTGACCCAGAATATGGTGTTGTCAACGTATTGCCGTTATCTGTATATGAAACCATCCGTATTGAAGGACAAGACCCAGGCAATCCATTCTCTGTAAAATTCAAGATTGAAAACGATTTCTTGGCACTGGGTAAAACAGAATTTGATAATTACGAAATTGCCCACTTCCGATTATTAGCAGACACCAACTTCCTTCCATATGGAAAAAGTATGATTGAAGGTGGTCGTCGTGTGTGGAAGCAACTTCAATTGATGGAAGATGCGATGTTAATTCATCGTATTATGAGAGCACCAGATAAACGTAAGATTTTAGTAGATATTGGTAATATACCACCTGCCGAAATTGATACGTTTATGAGTCGTATTATTGACCGTATGAAAAAGACACCATTAGTTGATCCACAAACGGGTGATTATAATCTTCGATATAATATGCAAAACATCACAGAAGATTTCTTCTTACCAACCCGTGGAAAAGACAGTGGTACCGACATTCAGAATCTTCCTGGATTGCAATTCAATGCAATCGAAGATATTGAGTATCTTCGTAGAAA